AGGCACAGTTCCTCGAGACACGCAAATTCCAAATCAATGAAATTGCTCGAATTTTCCGAGTCCCGCCTCACATGGTCGGCGACCTGGAAAAGTCGAGCTTTTCTAATATCGAGCAGCAGTCCTTGGAGTTCGTGAAATACACCCTTGACCCCTGGGTCATCCGCTGGGAGCAATCTATTCAGCGTTCCCTTTTGTCCCCAAGCGAAAAATCGGCGTATTTTGTGAAGTTCAATCTGGAAGGCTTGCTCCGCGGAGACTACCAGTCTCGCATGAACGGG